GAAAGCACAATGTACCAGTTGTGCTTACACCCACCGGCTCCACCTGGCCTTCTCGTAAGAGAATACCGAGTAGAGCTCGGACGGTTCCACCGTCCGGACTTTACTTTGCATCACGTCGTCGACTTCAATTGCCGAGTCGAGAATCCGCCGGGCACACCTCTGAACCTCCAACCAGGGGGTTTTTGGGGAGAAGTTGCCTGGAGTCGGAATCCTCGGCCAGCGAAGTTTGGTAATGCTGGACACACGCCTCCTATCGGACTGAGGTTCCCACTTGCCACGATAGTGGAAGGAAAAGTGAGTGTTCACGGCGGCGGCCTCGTAGGAGACCACGTCGATCAACCTCACAAAATTCCCCCCACAGTGCAAGTGGACGAGAACCTGTCCCTCAATTGTAGAACGGCTCGCGTCCAGTGCAATCTTGCTGCTTCTGACGGGTCGAGGTGGATTAAAGAGGGCCCTAAGGAAGGTTCGCCAGACGGAGACGTCTTCAGTCATCACAAGGTCCCAGATCAGTTTCCGGTGCGAGCCGGGAACCTCTCTGAGACCTTTGGATGGATGTCCGAGGCCACCGAGGATAAGAGGGAAGGAGGGAAACCTCCCCCGCTTAGCCCCAACGGCACGGACATCTCTCCAGAGACAACGGAAGACGCGTCTGGTCCTGGACCAAGCCCACTTCAGCTCCCGGGCATAAGGTTGATAAGCCTCTCCCCACTCGGAGAGAGACGAAAAAACCGGAAGCCCACTGGGAGCCGAAAGGGCACCATAGGTACCTCTTGCTGGAACTGTGATCAGCTTCACAGGGACCACGGCGACGCCCCGGAGCCTCGGCTCACCGCTGGCTCGAAAGCCAGAGCCGAGCGCTCCACCTGGGGCGCCGTCGGGACGGTCCACTGTGACAAAGCGCTCACAGAAGATTCCAGCAAACCTCGACACGAAAGACTTGATGGGATGGAGACTACTTCCAATGGCATCTACTCTCCGCTTGTAGAGAGAGTAGTCGTTACCCTCAAATATGCCAAGGAAGTCATCTCCGCATATACGGCCAAACCTGGCGTCCCTGGTGGCCCACCCGTTCACAATGCAGAGCAGAGTGAACGAGCAGGGTGTACCCATCGGGGACCCCCGTTTTACCGGAATGCGGAGGACTTTGGATTCCCCATCCCAGCCAAGGTCGTGGAGCCTGCTCTTAAAGGCATTGAGTTCAAATGGACTGAGGGCCTTGGGAAGAAGCTCACTGATTCTGTAATGGAAAAAGTGAGTCTTCGTTCCCGCCCCCAAAGATTCCACGAAAACTCGAGCCACAAGCTCTGGTATACCTGCATCGACCATGCCCAACCCGACGGCCACGATGACTTCGTGAGAGAAGCCATCAGTCGCGGCGGTCAGGTCGGCGCTGAGGATCTTATCACCCGGAGTACACTTGTATCCGGTCACTCCCGCAAGGGGGTTACCTTCGACAAGGACTTCGAGTCTTGGATCATCAGCGACAGCAGGAAACAGAGCTTGACGAGCAAGCTCCCCGGCAGCAGCAAGAGAAGCACTGGGTGCAGTAACCGTTCTCAATTTGAACCCACGTTCAGGAAGGCACGTGACACGGTGATCAAAATGCTCGGCCTCATGGAACTCACGGTAGAGTCGAAGAACAGACTCCACGTGGTGAACCCAATTGAGGTCGGACATAAGATCACTGGTCCGGCGGCGGTCAACTTCTCGAAGGATGGCACGTGTGAGTACGTCTCCTTCAGACTCTCTGGAAGGGGCCCTCCGGCCCGTCCTGAGATGCTGAAGAAAAGCATCCATGCCATCCATCGAGCGGTCAAAAGCCTCCTCGGCGGCAACGTTAAAGCCGCCTCGAGAGGAGGGGACCTCGAAGACCCCGCTAGTGCCTGCCTTCACATGGGAAGGAGGCGTGTACCCAGCCCGCTGAAATCCTTCCTTGGTATACTGCCGGAGAGAACGGAGTGCCCCCCAGGGCACCTTGCGAAACTTCTCCCCGTGTTTCTCGGCATGTTCCATCAAGTTCCGCGCTCTCGAAACTGGACAAGTATCTTCCGGCAGAGACCGGGAGATAGTCGAGAGCGTGAGCCATCCCGTACGTGTGTAGGCCTTGGTCAACCACTTGATCAACCAAGACCCAACGCCCTTAGGGATGGGAGGAACAATTTCCGAGCCCAAGGCCCGGGAGCGCAGATAGAGGCAGAGATCCTTAATGGTAAGGATGCACCAACGGAGACCCCTAGAGGTCATACGTTGATACCACCTATAAACCAGAAAGGCTCCTCGTGTCTGCTCTCCCGGGATAACAGGACTTTCAGCGGAAACCAAACCCGCCCAAATCGCCTCCCAGACAAGCTGGTGGCGTTGGACGAGTCGACGACGAGACCGTGGTTGGGGCGTCCTCTTCCTACCCTTCGGGGGGGAAGATGGCACGGCCACGCCAGCCACAAGGGTGAGCCTACTAGGTAGGCGCATCCTCATGTC